GATTGTAGATGCAATGCCACTACTGCTATGGAAGAATTCATTAAGCAGTATATTGCCCAAGCGCGAGCGGAGAAGATACCTGGCGCTGAAACTGCCTGTCGGTTTGATGTTGCGACATCATCCCGTGAAGCGAAGTGGAAGCCACGCGGGAACCGTTTGATCTATGACATGTCTGACATTAGTCAGAAAGGGAAATATCAATTTCCTGGAAAGCATGATGTAGTGACGATGGTGGACGTTGACTTCCACTTGAAAGATTGGAACAATTACGCAGGGCGTAATATTATCTGCTACACTCGGATCCCCAACCAATTGTTTGAGAGGACAAGTGATAGCACGGTGTTGATGGGACTTGATGGTGATGATGTCACGATGACTGAACGTGTGTTCGGTGGTGCAGTGTGGACATCTAAATTATGGGATTTTGGTAGAGACAGAGTTATAATACCAGATCCATGGTTTGGATTCCATCTCTATGCCGTTGAGCGCATTAAGCAACCTGGAACTGAAACTAGATTCCTGGTGTTTTTAGCACCTGTTGCTTATGTCGGAATGCCATTGTGGTTCATCATGTTCTTATCAACTCTTCTGAATGTGAATTTCGATACCATGTATCCAGTGATTTCTTATGCAAGGAATATCTGGCGGGATGGTTCATATATCTTGGGAAGGTTTACTAGGAAAGGTGTTGATACAGTTGATTTGATTAATGCTGATGTTTTATCAGAACAACATAGCTGTATGATACCGGCCTCGACTTATAAATTATTACACGAAGAGATATCAGTTCATGGTAGTGCGGCCAAATCTGTGGCACACATTGAAGGGCGATTACGTGCAGACATAAATCGTAGTTTTCCCTCCAGTGCATGTTACAGATGGGCCAATTACTATAGTAGTGGGAAAAACTTTTTGGCCACACCACTCAACGTGGAAGGGGAATATGAACCCGCAGGCCGATTAGCCGACCAATCACCTAAACAGACTTCTGTGCCAAGAGCACTTAATTATGTTTATGGAGGACTAGGTACCGCTGACGAAGGTAAGGTTACTGCCCAACTGATGTCTGAGCCACTAGTGAAACCGTGTGTTGCTCCCACGATATGTCCCACCAATGATAAGGCATGTGTGGCTGAGCGTGTTGATAAAGTTAAGAACGATACTCGGTTTGACCCTGAAACGTTTAAAATCGCTCGAGAGTTTATCAACCGCGTGGTCAAATATGTCGGTCAGTTGACCCCCATGCAAGAGAGTGACGTCATTAAGAAGCAAAATAGACCTACACAACGTTTGCGTAAAGAGCGTTATTTACTGGATGGCACAAGTGAAGAACCCCGGTTGGAATCATTTCAGAAGAAAGAGGTATATACTGACGCGAAAGCGCCTCGTAATATCTCAACCGTGTGCACGTCGGATACAGTGCAATTGGGACGGTTTCTCTACCCTATTAAGGAACAGTGC